AGAACAACGCACAGGGCGGGTCGGCGTACATCAATGTCGCCCAGCCCGCCACGCCGTCGGTCACGGCCGCGCCGAACAACCTGCCTGCGGTGCAGGCCGGTCGTCAGCTCACCAACGGCCTGGATGGCGCGGCTCCGGTCGACGCTGACTTCGGCAACGCGATCCAGCTCCTCGACAACGTCTCGGAGGCCGTCAACCTGGGCGTGCCGGGCGCGACCCCGGCGCAGCAGAGCCTGGCGATCTCCTACGGGCAGAACCGTGGCGATGTCTTCACGGTCTGCGAGCTGCCGACGACGATCACCACCTCGGCGGCGGCCATCACCGCAGCCAGCGGCCTGACGCCCTCGTCGTACGGTGCGGTCTACTGGCCGCCCGTCATCGCCGCCAACCCGGCCTCGACGGTCTCGGGGGCAACCCGCATCCAGAACTCGACCGGCGCGATCCTGGGTCTCATCGCCCTGACCGACGCCACCCGTGGCATCCAGAAGGCTCCGGCCGGGCTGCAGGCCCGCATTGCTGGTGCACTGGCCCCGGCGGTCAACCTCGTCAGCACCGACCTCGACGACCTCAACGTCGCCCAGGTCAACGCCATCCGGCAGCTCCCGGGCAGTGGCGTCGTGGTCATGGGTGCGCGCACCCTGCAGACGGGCGCGAGCACGCGCTACGTCCCGATCCGGCGCTCGCTGATCTACGTCAAGAGCAACGTCATCAACCTCACCCAGTTCGCGATCTTCGAGCCCAACACCACGCAGACGCGGCAGCGCGTCCAGACGGTGCTCGACACCTTCCTGGCGTCGTGCTGGGCGTCTGGTCTGCTCAAGGGCAACAGCCCGAGCCAGGCGTACTACATCGTCTGCGACAGCACGAACAACACGACGCAGTCGATCTCGCAGGGCGTCATCAACGTCGAGGTGGGCGTCAGCCTCATCACGCCGGCTGAGTTCATTGTCATCAAGGTCGGCCAGTTCGAGGCCGGCACGACCGTCACCGGAGGGTGAGGTAGGCCATGGCTACATACGACAACAACCAGGGCGGCGCGTCCTACTCGGGCGCGCAGATCAACCCGGGGGCGACCGCATCACAGGGGTACGCCGCCCAGCCCGCGCCGTACCTCCAGGCGGGAAGCCACAATCTCACCGACCCGCTGAGGAACTTCAAGTTCCTGGTGACGATCAACCACGACCCCGGCAACAGCGTCGGCGGCCAACTCTCGCAGGGCATCGGCTTCATGTCGGTGTCCGGCCTGGCCGCCACCACGGAGTCCATCCCGTACCGCGAGGGCGGGATGAACACCACGGTGCACCAGCTCCCCGGCCAGACGAGCTTCTCGCCGATCACGCTGCAGCGCGGTGTGACGGTGGGCGGCAACTCGAAGGGCGCGTGGACGTGGTTCCGCCAGCTCTTCGACGTCGTCGGCGGCCAGGGCACAGGCCCGGGCAACCACCCGGCCGGCAACCAGTTCCGGTGCAACGTCGACATCGACGTGCTCGATCACCCGATCACCAACATGGAGGAGTCCGACGGGGGCCTCATCACCCCCGTCAAGCTCCGCGTCCATGTCCTGAACGCGTGGATCACGAGCTTCTCCCTGTCCGACCTCAACGCTGGCGACAACGCCGTCATGGTCGAGCAGATGACGCTCGTCCACGAGGGCTTCATGGTCGCCTACGCCAGCGGTGCGCCGTACAGCACGGCCCCGCGCATCAACGGCGTCGTCGAGCAGGCCGCCGCGTTCTAGCCCGCTCCACTGGCCCACTACCTAGAGGACTACTCGTGACACAGATGATCGACGCCGGGGTCAACCCGGCGCAGGCCAACGCCATGCTCGCCGCGGCGGTGGCAGAGACTCCGGTCCCTGCCGCCGCTGCGGCGATGCCCACCATCGAGCCGCCGCCGGACACCACGGTCACGCTCATCGCAGGGATCATCGATCCGCTGGCCGGCACGATGGAGAAGGAAGCCGTTGTGCGCGAGCTCAACGGTGCGGACGAGGAGTTGCTGTCCTCGCCCAACGTCATGCGCTCGACGGCCAAGTACCTGCAGGCCATCGTCGGCCGCGGCACCCTCACCATCGGCGGCCGCAAGCCGTCGAACGAGGAGTACGACGGACTGCTCATCGGCGACCGTGAGCTGCTGCTCATGGGCATCCGGCGGGTGACGTACGGCGACGACCTTGAGCTCGTCACGCAGTGCTCGCACTGCCTGCACGTCGACCCGCACTACGTCTTCAAGCTCTCCTCGGTGGAGGTCCGGCCGCTGCAGGATCCGGCCGACGCCATCTCGGGCTTCGACGTCGAGCTCCCCAGTGGTGCAGTGGCTCGCGCCGTCCTGCCTCGGGCCGCTGACCAGGACGCGCTCCTGACCAGCGACACCGAGAACCCGGGTGAGATCAACACGCTGATGCTCGCCAAGTGCGTGCAGAAGATCAACGGCCAGCTCCTCTTCAATGAGGGACCGCTGCGTGCCATGTCGATCCGTGACCGGCGCGCTCTGCTGCTGGCCCTGAACGACCGGACCCCTGGTCCCCGGCTCGGAGAGGCCAAGCGCGTCTGCAACGCGTGTGACAAGGAGTTCGACCTGCAGATCGGCCTTCTCGACCTGTTTCGCGCCTGACAAGGGCGGCTTGACGCTGTACCCAGAGGTGTTCGCGCAGTACGGCCTACTCACACGGTCCAACCCCGGCTGGAGCATGACGGAGATACGGGATCTGGCGGTACGCGAGCGCCACCACTGGCTCCGTACGGCGCTCGCTCGTGGCATGAAGGGGTAGGACAGTGGCAGAGCCGACTGGTTGGGCGGGGTCCCCCATGGGGGGCAACCCGGGTCGCCGCGCGTCCGAGGCTGCTGCGGGTGACCTGAAGAAGCTGGTTGACCTGTCCGCTCAGTTCGAGAAGAACATGGGCAAGGCTGCGGACCACGCGGAGAAGACCAGCCGCGTCGCCAGCCGTCGCGCCTCCATCCCCAGTATGGAGCAGATTGGTGCCGGCGGCGGCCGGGCCAACCCACTCATCGGTGGCGGCGCGAGCATGCCGGTGCTGCCTGGCCGCACCGGCCGTGACATCGCGGCGGCCGCGTACGCCCGGGGCGCTCCGGCCGGAATGGCCTCTCCGGTGGCGTCCTCCAACGGCGGCGGCGCACGCATGCCGATGACCCCTGGCAGTGGTACCGCCGGGATGATCCCGGGCCTGGGTGGAGTCGACTCGGCCGGGGAGATCCCGAGCGGAAGTGTCCCGAGTTTCGGCGAGATGTTCGGCGGCGTGGGGCGTGCGGTCGGCGGGTTCGCGCTCGGTGCAGCAGCGTCGGCCTTCACCGGCCTCACCTCTGCCGGAGCGGTGTCGTCGTTCCGCAGCGCCGACTACCTGGCGAACCGCGCCGCGCTGGCGAGCGGTGGCTCGTACAACAAGCAGGGCGCGGCCAACAACCTGCTGGGGTGGGCGCAGAACTCCTTCCGCAACGACGCCGAGCGCAATGCGTTCGTCATGCCGCTGCTGCGGGGGGGAGGCCAGGCTGGGAGCGCCCAGTTCAACACCGTCGCCGCGGCCTCCCGGGGTATCGCCCAGCGCGATCCGATGGCCGCCGCGACGGCCAGCCAGGTACAGCTCGGGCTGGGCACAGCGCAGATGTTCAACACCGCCCGCATGATGGGCATCCAGACCCTCGACCCCGGCGGCGCACCTCGCTCGCTGGGCAACATCGTGCAGCAGTTGAGCGCGATGATGTCGACCGGGGAGAAGAACCCCAATGCCGTCCCCAGCGCGGCCCGTGTGGGGGATACCTTCGTCTACGGTCGCGGCCGGATGCGTATCCAGCTACAGAAGATGGGGATGAGCGAAGACCAGATCAACGCCGCTCAGACCTACATGCAGAACAGCAGCAAGGCCGGCAAGTGGCTGCCCGACACCGTCCCGGGCAAGGCTGGCGACACGATGCTCGGCGCGGATCAGGGCGCGGCCAGTGGCAAGACGGATGCGCTTACCGCCGCGCTGAAGCAGTACTCCGACGGGTACATCACGGCGCAGAAGGCGATCACGTCGGGGATGGTCGACCTCGCCAACACCATCAAGGCGATGCCGGATGGGATCAAGGAGGCGCTGTTCGGCACCGCGGGCGCGGGTGGCGCGGCCAAGCACGGTGGCGGCCTGCCAAGCGGGACGGGGACTGCTGCCCTCGCGGGTGGAGCACTCGTGGCTAAAAGAGTCTGGTCTGCCGTCAAGGGCACTGGCAGCAAGGTGGCTGAGGAAGGCGCTCCCGTCGTAGAAGGGGCGGGTGGACTCCTCGGCAAGGTAGGCCGGGTCGGAGGTGACGCGCTCGGCCTTCTTGGCGCTGCAGAGAGTCTGATCGGTGCTGGCCGGGACATCAACTACGGGGTCCATCACGGGGGCCGCCCGCCTAAGCCGAAGGGTGCTTGGTGGCAGTTCTGGAAGGGCAACGACTACGGCGATGGCCCCGGCCGCGTTGCCATCGGCAGCTCGACCTACCCCGGCGTCGTGGGCGGCTCCTTCCGAGGCAAGGAGTGGGGCGACGGCCCCGGATCGGCGAACGCGCAGGCCGACGCCGCCAAGGCCCGAGGTGGTGAGACCTTCGGCATCCTCGAGGAGTTGATGAAGGGCTTCCCGGGCGGGGCCAAGGTCTCTTCCACTGTTCGGCACGGCCAGAGCGGCGTCACCGTCAGCGGCAATGTCTCCTACCACGCGACCGGCAACGCGGTCGACTTCACCGCTAACACCCCGGGCGTGGACTCCCCCCAGCTCCTGGCGATCAACAAGTACCTCGCGCAGTTCGCGCCCGGGCTCAACGAGCTCATCTACGCCGGGCCCGGGGCGACGCTCATCAAGGACGGCCGTCAGGTCAGCTCGTCGTTCTACGGCAAGGACGTGATGGACATCCACCACAACCACGTCCACGTCGCGGCCACCGCCGGCATGCTCAAGAATCTCAAGAGCAAGGGCAAGGGGAAGGGCTTCTTCAGCCGGATGCTCGGCGGCATTGAGAGCCTGGCCTCCTCGGCCGTCTCTGGTATCGAGCACCTATTTGGCGGCGGGAAGGCCAAGCCCTCGACCAAGAGCGGCTCAGGGCCTACCTCGCGCGGCGGCAGCAGTTCACTGGGCGTGAACCTGCTCCGGGCCGCTGCAACAGGCAGCATGAGCCAGGCCGGACTGATCGACCAGCTCCTGCACAACCTCGGCCCTGCCTTCGGCACCTCGATGGGGTCGCACCGTACCGTCGTCGACCCCACCGAGGCGGCGACATCGGCAGGCTCGTCGACGGCTCGGGTCGGGGGCCCCGCCCCCAAGGCGACCGGCGGCCACTACGACATCCACCAGCTCGCGCAGCTCGCGCGCTCGGTGGGTTTCCGCGGCGAGCACCTCGTCGACGCTGTGTCGGTGGCGCTGGCCGAGTCCGGCGGGTACATCACCGAGGTCAGCCAGCCCAATGCCGACCAGTGGGGCAGCCGCGACAAGGGACTCTGGCAGATCAACGACCACTGGCACAGCGAGGTCAAGGACCCGCTCGACCCGTTGGCGAACGCCCGGGCCGCCTTCAGGATCAGCGATGGCGGGGCCAACTGGGGTCCGTGGTCTACCTGGCACAACGGCTCAGCGGCCAAGGAGCGCCCGACTGTCACGAAGGGGCTGTCCAAGGCCGAGATCGGCGACGGCCCCGGCCGCGCCATGTCGCAGACTGCAGACGTCCCGACGCCGATGGCGCACACCGGAGGCGGTGTCTCGGGCGGCAACATCAACCTGCACTCGCGCGGCGGATCGAGCGTCCGCATCGGCAAGGTCGAGGTGCACCTGACGACCCAGCAGGTTAGCCAGGCAGAGGCCAAGCGGATCGGGAAGATGGTGGTCGACGAGATCGCGACACAGGCACGCATGAGGGAGATGAGTCACTGATGGTGCGCCCCGCGATCCCCGGGGGCTCGAGCAACAAGGCCCCCGCCCCGGCCCCGCCACGCACGGTCAAGTACCGAAACGATCTCGGCCCAGGGGGCGCAGGCAATACGAACAGCACCGGGCATGCCACCGCAGCCGGTGCGGCAGCCTACGCAGCCGCGCATCGTCATGTCGCGGCTGCGGCGAAACCCGCGCCAGGGCTCCTCATCAACCCCCCGCTGCACCCGCTGTCTGAGAGCCCGTTCATGTTCGGCCGTGACGCGGTGGCGCTGCAGCGCGGCCTGATCCGCCGAGTCTCGGCTGTGGCCGGTAATGACGCCGCACAGCCGATGACCGCCAGCGACCGGTACCAGTTCCGCTTCCTCTACAACCCGGAGTCGCTTGAGTTCAGCAACAGCACGTTCACCGGGCTCGTGGACCCGCTATACGCCGGGTCTGCGGACTACCCGCACATGCGCTTCCCCGGCCAGGAGACCGTAACGTTCGCCCTGATGCTGGATCGGACGCAGGACGCGTACGCGCAGGGACTCACGACCTTGGGCACTCAGGTCGACATCGACGCGCTGTACCGCGTCATCAACGGCAGCGAGGTCAACCCCGGCTATCTCTACCTGAGTGCGGTCGAGATCTTCTGGGGCCCGGCCTCGGCCAATGGCGGCTACACCCAGAACGGCCGGCCGTTGCCCCCCTTCCCCTGCTACATCACGAATCTGCAGATCAGCCACACGCAGTTCACCCCGCGCATGTGTCCGATCCGCACCATCGTCACGATCTCAGCCAACTCCTTGGTCGGCGCTACGTCGAAGGCAGACCCCGCACGGAGTTCGATATCACCCGCGGTGGGCTCATGACCATCTACGCCGGGTCGCGGTACGAGGACGACCCCATCGACCGCATCATGACCCAGGACGGGGTGTACGAGCCGACCGTCTTCCACCAGCAGCCGCTATCCCCCCAGACGTTCAACTACAGCGTCTACTCGACGGGCTACAACGAGCGCCTCGACCTTCTAGCCGCGCGCTTTTACGGCGACCCCGAGCTCTCCTGGGTGATCGCGAACGCCAACCCCGAGGTCTTCTACCCGGACCAGATCCCGGTTGGGACGGTGCTGAGGATCCCCGATGGCTACGTCTACAGCTAGCGTCAGCTTCCCCGCAGCCGGTGTCTTCGAGGGAGTAGTCACCGGCCTGCGCGTGGTGCAGGAGGAGTACAAGCACGACATCGCCATCGTGACGGTGCCGATGGCCGCTCCCAGCCGTCGGCATTACCGCAGCGACACCCCGGTGACGATCACCTGGCGGCAGGGGCGTGACTCAGCCACGTTCACCGGGGTCGTGCACCACGTCGAGCCCAGCCCGGCCGCAAGCTCCAGCACAGTCGAAGTGTGGTGCCGGGGAGCCAGCGAGGTGTTCGACAACGGCCTGCAGCAGACATGGGTCAACCGAACAGTCCCGTCGGTGCTCAACGAGCTCGCGCGTGACTATCGCTTCGACGCCGACATCACCCCGCACGGCCAGGTGTTCGACGCGATGCACGCCGATGGCGGCCGGACCTGGGACTTCATGGTCGCGCGCGCCAAGACCATCGGGTACAGCCTCTACGCCAAGAACACCCGACTGCTGATGCACCCCCGTACGGCCATGGTCGACAAGTACGCCAGCCAGGCCCCGGTGCTGCGGCGGGGCACCCAGTCCGACTCGGGCACTCTCTACGAGTTCGCGCCGGTCGACGGAGCCGCGCCTCCGGGCAAGGTGCGCGCCGCCACGACGCTGTACGGAACGAACTCGCGTACCGGGATGTCTTTCGCTACGACCGGCGGGCCCATGGAAGCGCGCCTCGCGCGTACGACCGCGCTTCCTCGCGGCCAGATCTCCTTGGCCTCCCAGGTCACGACGCCGGAGGAGGGCCGCTGGCATCTTGCGGCCATGGCTGAGAACGACCGCTTCAACATCACCGCCACAGCGGTCGGGCTGGGGAACCCGCGCGTGCACCAGACATGGCCGGTGCTGCTGTCCAACGTCGATGACAACTACATCGGGCTGTGGTTCGTCAAGAAGGTGACGCACATTCTCAACCAGCGCGAGTACTTCATGGAGCTCGACCTGGGTCGCGATGGCATCGGCTCGACAGTGACCATTCCCGACGCTCGGGCCCGCCGCGTGGTGGCGACGCGCGCCAACCCGCAGGGACGGCCGAAGTCCGCGTATCCCCCGACACTCATGGTGAATGGGCAGTGGCGGTCACAGTGGTCGACGGCCTCAAGGGTGAGCAAGTCGTGAACCACTTCTACGGCATCTACCGCGGCACGGTCATCAACAACGTCGACCCCGAGGGCCGCGGGCGGATCATTGCCCACGTCGCAGCGGTGCATGGCAATGCGGCCTCGAGCTGGGCCAAGCCGATGCGGACTCCGGCCATCCCCCTGGTGGTGCCTGCACCAGGCGATCCGGTGTGGGTCCTGTACGAGGGCGGCGACACAAGGCTGCCGGTATGGATCGGCCTGGGACCCGTGTCGGCGGTCAGCTCGGCCATCCCGCACGACTCGGCCGATGTCATGTCGCTGTCGACCGTGCAGACTGCCACCGGTCGCAAGACGTTCAGCGCAGGCATCTCGGCCGGTGCGAGCACCTTCACCGGGGCACTCACGGCAACGACGGCGACCTTCAGCGGCACAGTGACCGCCACGACCGGGTCGTTCAGCGGCACTGTCACCGTGCCGGCCAACAACTGGAGCATCCTT